CTGCTGTCTAGCAGGGTCAGTAGCCAGAAAGTCTTGGAACTTATCCATGCCACCCTGATAGCCCATAGAACGTGCTATCTTTTCCATGCCACTAGGCTTAAATGCTTTAAACATTGCCATGAATTAGTCCCTTTGTAACGCTCTGTCTAGCTTATCTTCGACACGGTGCAGTGCTTCCATAACTCGTGTCATGTCCTCACGTAATTCGTTTTTGGTAGCGTAGTCTTCGCGTGTTCTATTCAGTAATATGTCTATGCGCTTCATTTCAGCCATCATTGACCTAAACATCCAAAACGCTGGCGCAATTACCAGTGTCAGGATAATGTTCCAAAACATAATGCTGGATATTTCCATCAGTCAGCATCCGCTATGGTCAGTTCACCAGCCTCTACTTGGCGCATGATTTCTCTGTAATCTGAATTATCAGGGTCAAGAGGAACTATGGTGCGAAGTCCGTTGATAAAAACACTAATGCTTAAATTTTCACCATCTTCAGCATAATACTTTGCGTTTGTAATATTCATTATTATAACTCCGCTGAAAGCTGTACTGGAGCCGCATTAGTGCCTGTACCTAATAGCATAACAACTGTTCCGACTGCGGCTGTTGAACTCATACCTAAACTCGTTCTACCACCCCTTAAATTTATATTTCCACCACCTACTGTTACAGTAGCGTCATCATAATCTGATGTTGTACAATCTGTAACTCTTAATGTTGTAACAGACATGCTTGGACTTGCCCTCATATCAAAAGCGGCTTTTATCAGCATTTGCACATTGTTATTTAATCCCGTTACTTTGCCTATTCCATTATCAACTAACTGAAAATAGCGCATACACTTGCGAAGCGTAGTGCCGTGGTCCTCGTGTTCAAACGGCGTGGCTGTCTCGCCTAGTTCTAGCTGTACGCCTGTGATGTAAAACTCATTGCTATCGCTATCCATCCAATTCACTTGGTTGGTTGTACCAAAAAGGGTTGAATCTGTCCAAGTTCCATCATCACTGCCAGAATTATAAGTTGTGCCTAGTGCCAACGCCCAAAGCAACCTCAAACCAAGACCATTATCATTTGTAATAGCACCAGCAGATGCTTTAATGTTGCTGTCTGGCGTAATAGTTAATGTTTTCTTTTCCCAAGTATCAGCAGAAGAAACGCTAAACTCTTTAATCAAGATGTAATCAGTTTCATCGTCTTTCTCTATTGAGAAACAGTATGTGCCTGTTTTATTAGACTTAACCCAAAACGAAAGCGTCATTGTCTTAGCACTGGATGTGCCATAATTTAACTGCGATAAGTTTTGCGCCTCTATTTTGTGTCCTATCAAACTAAACTGTCCAGCCGCAAGTGATGTGTCAGCAGATGTGCAAGCCGCCTTTAACGAGTATGCAAAACCTTGACCACTTGGAACATCTGTTGATTGTTCTGTAGTAAAAGCACCATCTGTGTTTTCCCAAAACGACCAACGGTCTACTGTGTTAAACACATCACTACCACCTACAGCGGTGGCGGCGGTGGCACGTTGCCAAACTTGAAACGCACCATTGATGATGAGGTTCCTGTTTGATAAAGCCGTCTGCGAACCAATCAATGCGGCTAGTTCTGCTGCTTTACTCATGCGAGGTCTCCGTGACAACTAAAACTTGTATCATTTTCATCTGATAAACTACCTGTATCAGCAGTGGCTATTCTTACAGTGCCTGTTGCTTGTCCTGCGGCCCTAGCGTTACTCGTCTGATTTATGTTGTAGTCTGCGTCAGCCGCCGCCGCAAAGTGTGCGTTAACCATGTTACTGGAAAATTGAGGGTTAAAATCACCTGTGCCGTTATCTGTCAAACTGCTACAATTGAAACTATCGTCCAAAGTAGCATCACTACCCTCAAAATGACCCCACGCCTTCGCACTACCATTCACGACATAGGTAGTGTTTACACTTTCGCTGCCAGCATTGTTGGCAATGGTTGTTACTCTAAGTTCGCTTGCCATTATGCTAGGTCTCCGTGTGCTAGTGCCGTAGTTAAGTCAGCATGTCTTGCATATTGTAAAGCGGAACCGCTATTTGCATAGAGAGTAGTAATTCTAAAGAAACTTGTACCGATTGCACTAGCAGATGCAACTGAGGCAAAACAAAACACAGTCATCTTTCCATTAAATGCTGTGTCTTGAGACTTAGCACAACCGGATACAGCGTAGTCATCATTAGACATGTTATTGGTAAAATTGAAACTTTCATCTCCTGTAGCATTATCTGTGACACTGCTATGATTGAAGCTATCATTTGTTGCCACCGTACTACCTGTATCAGCACTAACCCAAGACTTCGCTAACCCCTGCTGAAGTGATTGCGTAGCCGCGCCGCCTTCGCTAGTAACTGTAATGTCACCAGCCGCTGTGATACCTTGCAGTTCATCTACTTTAAGAATACTAGCCATTATGCGAGGTCTCCCGTGCAAATAAATGCAGCATATGGGTGGTCAGTTTGTGACCCTGAAGATGCACTTAATGAGCCTACAAATACGCGAACAGACCCAACCGCTAAATCAGCGTCAGTTCTTGGTTTACAAAATTCAACTTGTGTGCCGCCTGACGAAACCGCCGCTATCCCACTAAATACATACTGTTGTGCGGCATCAAAACTATTTGTAAAACTATGAGAAAAGTCTCCCGTCCCGTTATCTGTAACTGATGACATGCCCTGACTATTTGATACAGTAGCATTATCTGCTTCAAGGGTTACAAATAATTTCGCTGCAATCTGCTTCGTCAGTGCAACAGGGCCAGTACCCGCCTTATCTGCAATAGTATCTACATTTAACACACTGGTCATACGATACTCCAATATCCATTAACAGTGACTGTTGCGTTCTGCGTAATCGGCCCCGCACTTACGCCATTCTCATCGCTGTCAATCGTAATGTCAGCAGAGATAGTCTGTCCATTCAAGCGGATGATGCTGTTATTGCCCTTAAACGGATAGCGTGTGTCACTTTCAGTCTTGGTGTAGCTGTTAGCAATGCTAAAGGCATCGTACACTACAATCTCAACTACGTCATTCAAACTGGCACCAGTAACCAACACAACGCTAGTGCCGCTAGTGCTAGTGTAGTCTGTCACGGGCTTCAGCAACACACCATTCTGATACACATCAACGTACAGGCTATCGCTGTAGCTAAGTGTCTTACTGTCTGCATCACTTCCGCTGAACGTAGTCTGACCAGCAGTAGCTTGGTACAGGTATCGGTTACGAACACCGAAGGATGGGGATTTACCTATGTATGCCATCGTTATTCCTTATGGTTTTGTAGGCCAGACTACATCATCTAGGCTGCTATATGTATTGGTAATGTCACGCAGTGCTTGACGGTATGTAGTTTGAGCCTCAGTCATAGTTGGCGTGTCAGACATATCCCACCAATCGGTTTCTGCAATAAGACGATTACGCTCTGTGCGTAATTCATCCAGCTTGTAAGCCGACAGCAACTCAGCTTCTTTGGTTGCCACCGCAGAGGCATCCCAAGATACAGTGTTGCCATCTGCATCTTTAGCAACAGCATCAGAGCCGCTACCGCTAATTGAAACTACATTTGAATGTAGTGCATAGATTGCCTCATGTTGCATTGGTTATGCCTCTATTTCCATCAAAGTCAAAGACGCAGATGTTCTGCCATAATTAGCATTGTCTGCGTCATCACCACGAGAGTTGAATTTCGCGGTGCCGCTAGCCTGCGTTCTAAACTGTATTTTGTAAGTGGTTGCAGATGTTGTAGAGGGACTATCTAAAACATGAATAGTAAGAGGTCCGTTTTCATAGGCTTGATCTCCCCCAGTGCCTGAACCTAATGGCGTTCTGTTACTAGCGGCATCCCCAACAGAAATGTCTGTAGAACCACGAACAAGTTTTACATAACAAAATTGACCGTTTGTACTATTACCAACTAAACCGACAGTGAAGAAAACTAATATCTTACTGCTTGTTGATGACGGAGTTATGCTGGCAGACATACCTGTGACATCCACAAAACTTGTAGATGTGGTGGTAAATTGGTCAGTTTTTTCAGTGCTAACGACTTGCAAAACCTTACCACCAGCAACACTGCCATCTGTTGATTCATCTCTAATCTTAGAAAGTGCCATTCACTTCTCCACCAAAGGGATGACCCCTACGCATTATGCGTAAGGGCTATCACCCAACAAGTCTGCGTCCCAAGCTGCCTTGAGTGCTGCAATGTCTGATGCGTTTGTAATTGCTGACGCAGCAGGTGCATCACGAAGGTTAGTCTTCTTGGTTACAGATGCTGCCTTTGCACTGGCATCATCAGCTTCCATTGCTTTCATATACACAACGTCTTCAGCGTCAAGCAAAGGCTTGCGAACCTCACGAACCTTGTCACGGAAGATGTCTTTTGCAGTGTCTAAGTCCTCTGAAATAACAGAACCTGACAATGACCATGCACCACGAAAG